CGCCAGCAACGTTGGCGGCGGTACAATGGATATGGTCTGGGGTCCAGAATTGAAGTTTACAGAGTCTCAATCTCAGGTTTACCGATTCTTAGGTGCTGAAAAATATCAGCCCGTCCTTACTAGTATCTACGCTGGACTCGGTATTCCCCCAACTCTCACTGGGGCTAGTACTGGGGGCGGCTACACAAACAACTACGTTTCTCTAAAAACCCTTATAGAAAGACTTGAGTACGGTAGAGAGGTTCTGTCTGAGTTTTGGAGACATGAGATTAAGATAGTACAAAAGGCTATGGGTTTCAGATTCCCTGCTGAAATTCACTTTGATTCTATTGTTTTGTCTGACGAGGCGGCCCAGAAGAAGCTACTTATGGATCTTGCTGATAGAGATATAATTTCGCAAGAAACACTTCTGGAAAGGTTTAGAGAAATTCCAAACATTGAAAGGGTTAGAGTGAGAAGAGAAGAGAGGGAAAGGGTCAACGATTCTGTTGCTCCTCAGAAAGCTGGCCCCTATCATAATCCACAGCATAAAAACGATATGGCAAAGATAGCCTTGACAAAGGATATTCTTGATTCTGAATACCTTGAGAATATAGGCGTTCCGTATACAGACCCTCCTGCGGACCCTGTTACTCAGCCATCTCCTCAAAAAGACGATGAAAACAAGCCGACTCAGGATGACGGTAGGCCAAAGTTTTCAAAGGATACCCAAAAAAGGAAGCAGAAAAGAGTGCTTCCCAAAAGTTCCGATTCTACCGCTAAGACGCTCTGGGCTATGGAGGCTCAAGCTAAGATTTCTGAGATAGTATCTCCTATTGCTTTATCTCATTTTAACAAAAAGAATGTCAGGAGCTTAAATAAGGCCGAGGTCGATCAACTAGAATACTTGAAGCTTTGTATACTCACGGGAATGACTCCTTTTATGGATGTTGATGAGAATATAATAAAGCAGTTAATAGATAGTAAAACCAAGCCATCAAGCGAATTTCATGACTTGGCAAAAGTGAAAATAGACGCCTTTACAAAGGCCAATAAGAGAAAGCCAAATACTTCTGAGACTAGATATATTTATTCGGCCACCTTTGGCGAAATGTCCAATTTTTAGCAATAAAGTCTATTATTCAAAAAATTTGTGTATTAGTTTTCGGAGGTATTTATGAAAATATACGAAACAGAAATCAAAGATGGCTTAGTAGACCAACTGAACAACAATTCAGTTGCCTATTGCTCCGTAGCTACGGTGGTAGATACCCCCGTAAATCTACTGGATAATCCCTCTTCCTGTTTGCCCGCAGACCTAGAAACTTTAGGAGTTTCCAAGGCTTCGGATGAAGGCCAAATGGACTTATTCTATCTAAAGTCTATCTTAGTTAGCACTGGGTGGAATAAGAACGATGATGTCTTTGATCCTATTGAAACCTTTGCGGCCAGAAATACCCCCGAAGATAAACCATTTAACTATATGCACGATGAAAAGGACATAATCGGTCATATAACTGGAAATAGCATTGTAGATTTTGAGGGTAATGCCATCTCGGAAGAAGGTGTTCCCCCTGAGTTTAACATCCTGACTACCGCTGTCATTTACAAAGAGTGGAGCGATTTAGATCAAAGAGAAAGAATACAAAAAATACTGGCCGAAATCGAAGAGGGTAAATGGTTCGTCTCTATGGAGTGCCTTTTCCCCAATTTTGATTATGCTCTAGTAGATAGTGAGGGCAAGACTAGGGTCGTAAATAGAAATGAAGCCTCTGCATTCCTTACTAAACATTTAAGATCTTATGGCGGAAGCGGACAATACGAAGACTACAAAGTTGGCAGACTCTTACGAAACTTATCGTTCTCTGGTAAGGGCTTGGTTTCAAAGCCTGCTAATCCACGTAGCATTATACTGGAAGGAAATAGATTTTTTGATGAATCTGAGGCACAAATTTTAACTATATCTTCAATTAAGGAGAACTTAATGTCTGATAATCACGAAAAGCAAATCGCGGATTTGCAAGCAAAACTAGAGGAGGCTAAGGCCGCAAACGATGAACTTACCCAAAAGGTAGTTGCAGAAAAGGTTGCGGAATATGAGTCTTCGATTCAATCTCTGGAAGCTACTATTGCAGAAAACACAGAGACTATCAAAACTCTTTCTGAAACAAATGAGTCATTGCTGGCTTCAAATAAGCAGCTTGAGTCAGAGGCGAAAGTCATGAAAGACGAGATGGAAGAAATTAGAAAGAACGAGGCTATGATGAAGCGTCAGGCACAGCTTGAAGAAGTTGGATTCGGCGCAGAAGAAGCTGTCGCTACCGTTGAAGATTTTAGCCATCTTGACGATGAAACTTTCGACAAGCTCGTAGCTACCATGAAAGGTAAGAGCGGTAAAATGCCACCTTGGATGAAAAAAGACGACGAAAAGAAAGAAGAAAAAGAAAAAGATGCAAAGGCGCAAGAAGAGACCGAGGCACAGGAAGAACTAGATCCTGCGGAGGCTAGCGAGGAAGTCCTTGAGCAAGCCGAAAAGGTTGAGGAAGTCGCAATTGCGGAAATTAATGAACAAGAAGATCCAGCGGAATCTCTTCGCAGCGTAGCGAGTGAGTGGCTTGGTTCTGTTTTACAAACTTTGCCTAAACAAGACAAGTAATCTATAAAGGAGATTCATAATGGCTCTTAAAACTGATAGAAGTACGCTTCAAACAGACATTTCATTCTTCATGAATGAAGCCGCTACGAGGGGCGGTGTTGTGGCTCTTAGCACTGGCGGATCTGGTGCTGCTATGGATCAGGGTTCTGCCTTGGTCACTTATGCCGCAATTCCTTCGGGAAAAGTTCCAGTTGGTCTTTTGCTTAACGATATGGTCAGTATCGACCTGACTCGTCAGCATTTGAATCAACATAAAGACGAAGTTCAAAAAGGCGGAAAGGTTACTCTTCTCCAAAAGGGTTATGTTGTAACCAGCAGCTTGGAAGGAACGAGTCCTGCTGCTGGAAACGCAGCTTTCTTGGGGCATAGTGGGAATCTTTCTACTACAGACCTTTCAAATGACGATACTGACGCTGATGGTTCAACCAGAGTTGTTGGTAGGTTTTTGAGTGGTGTGGATGAGGACGGCTATGCTAAAGTATTTATCGACCTTCCAAACACTAACGTATAATAAAAACCAAAGGAGAACATAACATGTCTATTAAAAAAAGACCTACCGAAGAATTCATCGGTTTGCTTAAAAGGTCAGGTAGCGCTGATCGCGCCGTCGCTTTAGAAGCCCAAAGAGAAATTGCTAAAGCTCTTGAGACACCGCTCCGAGAGGGCGTTGTGTTTGGAGATGTGGTAACTTCGATCTATGAGGCTATGCCTCTTGAGCCGGGAGCAAGCCCAGAGTTTCCATTGGATCTCTTGGCACCCGGAACCGAGGGCGACCATATTGCCTATACAAATCCCGGAAACGGACGTATTCCTGAGCGTCACGTTGAAGGTGATTACGTCATGATTAACACTTATGGCATTTCGAGTTCGATTGACTTCTTGCTTAAATACGCAAGAGAGGCAAACTGGAATGTTGTTGGTCGTGCCATGCAAGTGCTTGAAGCTTCGTTTGTTAAGAAAATTAACGACGATGGTTGGCACACTCTTTTGGCTTCCGCCGTTGACCGTAACATCTTGGTGTATGATGCCGATGCTGCTGCTGGTCAGTTCACCAAGCGTCTTGTTAGTCTGATGAAGACTGTCATGCGCAGAAACGGTGGCGGAAACAGTGTTACTGCTCCGGGTAGCCTGAGTGACCTTTACCTGAGTCCAGAGGCCATCGAAGACATTCGTAACTGGGGCGTGGATCAGCTTGATGAAGTTTCTCGACGAGAAATCTACACGGCTGCTGATAATGGCGGTCCTCTGACTCGAATCTTTGGTGTGAACCTTCATGACATTTTCGAGTTTGGTGATGGTCAAGAGTATCAGTCTTACTTCACTAGCGATCTTGGTGGATCTCTTGCTAGTTCTGACGTTGAGCTTGTTATTGGCCTTGACCAAGGCGCAAATGACAGCTTCGTGATGCCTATCAAGAAGAATGTTGAGATCTTTGAAGATCCGCAACTCCATAGATTTCAGCGTCAAGGTTACTATGGTTGGGCCGAAGTTGGGTTTGGCGTCCTTGATAACCGTAGAGTGTTGGCTGGCTCCTTCTAGGGGTAAAAGCCTGACAAAAAATAAAGCCGTTCATTTTTGGGCGGCTTTTTTATTATACCTAGTGTATTGTGTATATATCTTGGGGGTATATTATGTTTTTTGGCTCTACTTCTTTTTCTGAAACTGCATTTTCTGACGATGGTCGCGTAAGAACAGATCCATACGGCGGGGGTGCTGTCGTTCTATATTTCAATAAAGAAGTTTTAACGTTTCCCCTTAGTATAAATAAACAGATAGATCATTCTTTAAACATAAACAAGCAGCAGGATCATGATTTAGAGATAAATAAGACAATTAATTTTAATGCAAGGAGATAAAGATGGCGGTATTTTCGGTCAATATTTCTGATAATGACGTTGGTAGAGTTATTACTGCTATGTGTGAAAACTATGGATATGAGGCAGAAGTTCCAAATCCCAGTTTCGACGCTTCAATACCGGTGGATGCGGTTACGAATCCTGAATCTATAGCAAATCCAGAAACCCAATCTCAATTTGCCAATAGAAAAACAAGAGATTTTTTAATGCAGAATACTGTGGCCTATGAGCTTAAAGTCGGGCGGGAGAGTGTTCAAAAGCCCACGCCACCAGACATTACAGATCCTAATTAGTAAAATATTTATAAGCGGAGGATGTCTTTATGGCATTAAAAATAGGAGACAGGGTTAGAGAAAATACTTCAACTACTGGGGTTAGTGGACTTTCTTTGACTGGCAGTCCCGCTGGATTTCAAAAATTTAGCGATGTATTATCTAGCGGTGATATAACTTATTACACGTTGGAAGAAAATGATAAGTGGGAAGTAGGTATCGGTACTTATGGTTCTAATAACCTACTCCGAACTACCATTCTTTCTAGCTCGAATAGCGGGAGTAAAATTAGCCTTGGCGGTAGTGGGGTGGTTTTCATAACTTATCCTGCCGATAAAGCCCTATACAAAAATGAAGACAGTCAAGCTGTAATTGGTGCCTCTGGTATTATATTCTCGGATAACACAATACTAAAAGCTTCCAAATTAGTTGAGCTTAATGATGTTAGTTTAAGTGGAACGCCATCTCAGTCCACCGTTGTCGATCTAAATATTACCAATAAGTCTTTGTCTATTGGGGATATGACGGGGCCAACAAATAGTAACAATGTACTTATAGGATATGGCGCTGGTAGCGGTATTACTACTGGCAATAATAGTGTTATCATAGGTGCTGAATCATCCACCATAAATAAAACCGGTCAACACAACGTTCATATTGGTGCAAAGGCTGGACCCATTATATCGGATGCATCTACTGTCGTATACAGTAGTGTTGCTGTTGGGTATTCTGCCGGTAACAAAATGAGGCACGAATCTACTGCTATAGGATATAAGGCTGCTCTGCATTCTTATGAGATAGGTTTTGTATCTATTGGATATCAAGCGGGTTCTGGGGTTGGTAGCTACTCTACTTCCGTTGGTTATGAGGCTGCCACTTCTTTGAGTGAGGATTATTCTGTTGCTATCGGGTATAGGGCCGGATACAATGGGGGAGGTGAATCGTCTATATGGATCGGTCAAACTGCTGGACAGTCTTCTACGGGATCGACCAAATCCATAGGTATAGGTAAAAACGCCGGTAAAAGTTCTTCTGGTGATGAGTGTATTTATA